AAATATGTAGGGGAAGCACAACAGGAAATTCCAACCCCTGTCTTTTTGGGTGTGCATGGGCAGTATGAAATGATGAGTGGAACGGGCACATATAGTGAATGGTGCAAGAAAGCCAAATTTTTAGGCGTGCATACATTGGGTATATGTGAACGGAACAGTTTGGCAGGTGCATTGAAATTCCAAACCGAATGCAAAGCAAACGGTTTGAAAAGTGTTATTGGAATGGAGTGTGCCGTGTATGATATTCCAAACGATTATCGTTTTACTGTTAAAGTATATGCGATGAATGAAAATGGGTGGCGTGACTTATTAACTATAAACAAGTTCATCAATTGTGACAACCCCAAATATATAAGCCTAGAGGACTTTAGGGCGATAACCCTACATAATGATAACCTGATGTTGTTTGTAGACCCAAAGACTTTGGACTACGACAAACTAGCGGGATTGAAATTAGATGTTGGGGTGTATCAATTAGACCCCTGTGAGTATGTGGATGATAGCCGTGATGAGTGGTACTTAAAGAACCTGAAAAAGTTTTTTAAAGATAGAAACTTGATGCCCGTGCCAATGGGTGACGCATGGTATTTAGATGAGGAGTATTGCTGCATTCGCCCTCGTTTACATAGCATTGGCGGCACAACTGCCTATGAAAGTGAGAACCAATACTTTAAATCCAACGACCAACTTTTCTTGGAGTTAGCAGCCATGTTTCCAAATACTGATGAGGGGTTTGAGGATGCTTATCAACGTTTCACAGACGCAGCTAGTTTATTGGAAGACATTGCATTGGGAATTGATTTCACAATTAATGTGAAACAGCGACATCTGCCACATTATAAGATGACCCCTGATGAGGCAAAAGTGTATGACACTAATGAAGACCTTTTTTGGGCTCTTATTGCCGAGGGGCTTGATAAGCATTCGGACTTGCTTGCAACATGGGGCGAAGATGTAATTATGGAGCGCATAGACCGTGAGGTGGGGGTTATAAAGTTAGGCGAGGCAATTGACTACTTCTTAATTACATGGGATATCATTAATTGGTGTCACCGTAATGGAATAATGACAGGAATAAGCCGTGGTTCAGCGGGTGGATGTTTGGTGTCGTATTTATTGGGAATTACCAAACTTGACCCAATGCGTTATGACTTACTTTTTGAGCGTTTCTTGAACGCAGGACGTGTTAAGGTTTCACTCCCCGATATTGACTGTGACTATCCAGGAGAAGACAGACCCCGTGTAAAGAAGTACATGGAAGAACGTTATGGATGGCAACAGGTTTGTTCAGTAGGTACTTATAGTGCATTGCAACTACGGGCGGCAATTAAGGACATGGCACGAGTGTATGGGCTTAACTTTCAGGAAATGAACGACATGATGAAAGCGTTTGACGTTAAAGACCGTAAACCTGAAGACCTGTTTAAAATTGCGTGTGCCAACAGTCGTGTCAAAGATTTTGTAAAAACGTATCCAGATTTAATTAACGAAGTAATGTTGATTATGCCTGCACCTAAAGCACAGAGTATCCATGCGTGTGCGATGATGGTTTTCCCAGATGAGCACGATATGTTCAGGTGGGTTCCTATTCGTAAACAGGGTGATGATTATGTGACGGAATGGGAAGGTGGTGAAATGGATGCTGCCGGATTTTTGAAAGAAGACGTTTTGGGGGTAGCCCAATTTGATAAATTTCAAGACATGGTACGCCTCATTAAAGAACACGAAAATGTGGATTTGGATATATTTAGTGTACCGCTTGATGACAAAGAAGTTTACAGGTTTTTCCAGAACGGGTGGAATGAAGATAATTTTCACTTCGGTAGCCGTGGGTTAACGGGTTATTGCCGTCAGATGAAACCTGAAAATATTGAAGACCTAATTGCCGCTATTTCGTTGTATCGTCCGGGAGCAATGGAAAACAACTTCCATAATGAGTACGTGTTGCGTAAAGAGGGCAAAAAGACGGTGGAGTATTTTACAGGCACACAAGATATTCTTAAGAACACGTATGGAGTATTTGCCTATCAGGAGCAAATTATGCAACTTTGTCGGGAGCTAGGCGGGTTGTCTTTGGTAGAAGCTGATGACGTGCGTAAAGCAATGGTAAAGAAAAAGTACGAGGCACTACAACAGTACAAAGAACGGTTTATTCCGTATTACCGTGATACCTATCATGTAACACAGGAATACAGTGAAAATGTGTGGGACGCTATTGATAAGGCTAGTACTTATCTTTTTAATCGTAGCCATGCCGCAGCCTATGCGATAACGGGTTATATTTCGCAATGGATAAAAGTGCATTATCCAATAGAATACTGGAGCGTGGCGTTTAAATATGCACAGGACTTTGACTATTCCCGTTATATTGCGGAAATCAATAAGACTGGGATGTGTACGGTTCGGCAGGTAGACATAAACATATCCAGCACGGATGTAGTTATCAACTTTGCAGAAAAGGCTCTATATTGGGCTATAACCGGAGTTAAACAGGTTGCCGAAAAAGCGGCTACGCAAATATTAAAAGAGCGTGATGAAAACGGACAGTACTTTTCACTAAGCGATTTTATTAGTCGCCATAAATGGAAAGGCTCGGCAGTGAATAGCCGTGTAATTAGAAACCTTATATTGGCAGGTGCATTTGACAAACTTGAAGGAGTTACCAAAGCTAAGGACAGAATTGACCTGTTAGTGGAATATTTGGGCAAAGCGAGTGTAGCCGTACGGGAAGATGATATTGTATTAACAGGGGCTGACCGCCATGCGAATGATGAATGGTGGTGGGCGTTATTACAAAAGAAAGTATCGGGTTTTGCGTTCTTTAATTACGAAAACATTTATAAACGGTTTGTCGGTGAGTTCCCAGAGGAATATGAATACGCAACGTTTGAGGAGTGTTTAGACACGGAACATCTTGCTCACAATGGTTATGTCGTGGTAGCGGGTTATATTGCTGAAATGGAGATTAAAAAGACCAAAAAAGGCGAAATGATGGCACGCTTGACACTTGAGGCTAACTACGAATTTTTGGAAGTAATGATATTCCAGCAAGAATATCAGCAGCTTTCTGACTTATTGGTGGCAGGGCGTGCGAACCTGCTATTAATTAATGGAGTTGTTTCTTATGACAAGCGCAAAGAAAGTAATATTCTACGGGCTAATTATGAAACCAACATTGTCACTTTGACGTTATAATAAAATTGAAATTATGAAAATTCTTGTTCATTTTAGTGGGGTTCCGGTGGAACTTGAAACAAACGGTTTTTCTGGACGCATAGATATAGACCAATTAACGTCTATTGATTATGGCAATTTGTACGGTGAAGCCGTGACAGTTAGTGCTCTTCTAAATAAGGTCGGTTTGCTACGTGCCGAGGCAGAGCAGGCATTAGCCGAGAAGAAGTTGGAAAGGGACGTGTGCGAGGCTGATACGAAGCGTAAATGGCGGCAGCAAGCCAACGCCAATCAAGGAAAGTTCTGTTTTGAGGGTGAGTGGATAAAGCTGTCAGAAAAGGCATTGGATGAGGCGTTGTTACTTGATGATGCTTATCAGGGATTGTGCTGTGAGTATATTGAGGCACAAAAGAACTTTAATGTCCTTGACGCTTTGCAATGGGCGGTACAAGATAAGTCTAAGAAACTTAATAATCTGTTAAAACCCGTGACACCTACTGAGTTGCTCGGGGAGTTGGTGGAGAGTAACGTAAATAGTTTTGTGATAACTAAAAAAGGATACTAATATGGCAACAACATCAACAATTTTTGACGGGTTTATTAAACTAGTAGATAACATTTACATGAAGCCCTGTGAGGCTCACCCATCTGCATACGATTTGTATGTACACAAACCGAGTACAAGTGCTAGACACCCCGAGGGTAAAATGGACGACGTGGCATTTGGTTTGTCATTGGAGCTAGCTATTTCGTGGGCATGTCATAAGGCAGCGGGTGAGCGTGAAGTTAAAGACTTGCAGGGATTGTTGAAGGAACTGCATAAAGTAAACCAAGAAATTAGAGAAAACGTACTAAGTTTTATTAACGATTAATTTATAGAAAAATTATGGCAGGATTTGACCGCAGCAAGTGGAAAGCTGCACCTCTAACAACAGTTAACGCAACAGTTAACGAAACAAAGAAGTTTGACACCTATTTTGAGAGCGGAAATAACGAATACGCTCGGTTCTGGACAAACCGTGACGGCATTACAGTAAAACGTGTGTTGCCCGCACATGAACCAGGAGATAGCCCGTATGTACCTATGCTGACAGCCATGCTGAAAATTGAAGTGGACGATAAGGACAGCAACGGCACAGTGATTGGTAAGAAAGTCGCTAACAAGAAAATTTTTATCGGTACTTTGCACGGTGGCTATCCGTATGATATCATTGAGGAGTACATTAAACGGGTGTACGAAAAGGCTGATGCTTATCAGGGCGATGAGCGTGACCGTTACTTGAACCCTGTTAAAGGTTACAGAATGGGCGGTAAGAACGGTACATGGGTTCCTGGAATTAGACCTCAACTAGAGTATGTATTCTATGCTCTCATTGAGGGTAAAATTTACCGTGACAGTTTAAAGCCGAAGCAAATGGAAGCCTTGAACAAGGAAAGTGCCGACCTTTGTGCCCAAAATGACACGGCTGCAATTGATATGTTTAGTGACCCGACAACAGGTTTTCCAATCCAGTGGAGTGTAGGAAAGGATAAGGATGGTAAAAAGGAAACCACCCTTAAATCTTTGCCGTTGAAAATGCAACAGACTTGGGATGAATACTTTGGTGAAAATGCAGTTCCTGACGCAATTTTGGAACAGCTTGAAAAGTTGCCAAGTTTGAAGAGCCTGTATGTTGACAGTTACAAAAAACGTGACTTTGACCTTGCATTGGAAGGACTGAAACGTTTTGATGAAGCCAACGTTTACAAGATTTTTGCTGACGAAGAGTTTTTGGACATGGTTGAACAGATGGCTGAAATGGTAGCAGAAAAGACAGGTGATGACGGAAAACCAAGCGGTACAGATGATTTGCCTTTTGGTGATGAAACTCCTAGCGCAGCTCCGGCTCCAGCCGCTAAAAAGACGCCCGTAGCCAAAGCTCCAGCAGCTAAGAAAGCCGTAGCAAAGAAAAAACCCGCTGAACCGACCCCTGAAGAAAAACTTGCTGTTATCAACACTGAATTTGTGCGCCAATACGGTGATGGCTACGATGAATTTACACTTGAGGACATGGGTGATGAACTGGAAGAAACGTACCAACTTGCACTCAAGAAAGAGGATTTGGGTTATGACATACCTCACGTTGACGGTTGGGATGGCGATGGTGATAATGGTGAGGACGAAACTCCAGCCGAAGACCCTGAACCGGAACAAGCTCCGGCAGCACCAGAGGTTCACACCGCAGTCGGTCCGGCAGCAGTGAAAACTCCGGCAGATGCAAATAGCAAAAGTGCAATGAGTGCCGTTGAGCGCATACGTTTGCTTCGTGAACAAAAAGCCGCAGCCGCTAAGAAGTAAATTTTATTCACCAATATAGGCGGGCTTTCGCCCGCCTTTTTGCTTTTATACAATGAAAAGAAACCCGATAGCCGTTATAAGTACAGACAGACATTTAAAAGAAGAAAACGCTTTAGACCTGTTAGATTTGTCTGAACAAGAAATTGCGCTTGCTCAAAAGCTGAAAGTTAAAACCGTTATTTGGTTGGGAGACATATTTGATAGCCGCCTTAGTCAGCGTCAAGAATTGCTTAACTGTTTAACGTTGATGATACAAATGTATCACGAGGCAGGGCTGCAAATTATTTGTATTCCTGGAAACCACGATAAGACAGATTATGAGGATGACGATAGCTTTTTGACCGCCTACAAATATCATCCCGGATTTGACCTAATTGAGACACCTCAAGCCCGTGTAATAGGTGGGGTTGATTTTGACTTTGTGCCGTTTTATTCGGTGGATATGTGGTTGGATAAGTTTGCGGAATTAGACCCGCCTCCGGGATTAAAATCAGTACTATGTAGTCATACAGCCGTACAAGGTTCTATCAATAACGACGGCAAAGTAGTAGAGAACCGCATTAAGACAAAGTTATTCAACAAATACGGAAAAGTATTGTTAGGGCATTATCACAATGCTCAACAACCCGCTTCAAATGTTTTTCACCTACCGTCTATAAGACAAAATAACTTTGGTGAAGATGAAGAAAAAGGCTTTACGGTGTTGTATGACGATGTAAGTTTTGATTTCGTTAAGTCTGATTTTGTGCCATACAGAGAAGTCAAAATTGATGTGGCGACTGTGACAAAGGCTGAACTTCAAAAGTTGCATACGGAAATTGATGATGGGGTACATTCCCGAGTGGTGCTTATTGGCGACCAACAGGCAGTGAAAGCGGTTAACAAGAAATGGTTTACGGAACACGGAATAGCCGTAAAAGCTAAATACACCGATGTAGAAGTAACGGAAACCGAAGAAACAGAAGCGGTGCAGGAATTAAGCGGAGAAGACTTAAAAGATAAGTTTGAGGCGTTTTGTACTGAAAAGGGTTACGATTACAAAGAGGGGTTTAAACTATTAAAAGAAATAATGAAATGGCAGGAGTAAAAGATTTTGTGAATACCGTACAAAAGAAGTTCGGTAAAGAAGTAATTGCCGGAGATAACCGTGCAGGGGTAGAGTTTCTACCGTCAGGCAGCTTGTCTTTGGATTTAGCATTGGGCGGGGGTTATGCAAAGGGGCGCATTATTGAGCTCATGGGTTACGAAAGTTGTGGTAAAACGACACTAGCTTTACACGCTTGCTTGAGTGCCCAAAATGAGGGTAAAGCTGTTTTATACGTAGACCGTGAGAACGCTATTGATATTGATTATGTACAGAATTTAGGCATTGACACTGACCCTGAAAAGTTTATCTTGACACAGCCCGGAGTAGCCGAGGAATGTTTTGAAATTATAAGGGAAGCAATTAAGACTGATGAAATTGGTGTTATTGTTTTGGACAGTGTTGCCGCTTTGTTCCCTAAATGTTACTTAGACGCTGATGTCGGTGATGCTAAGATGGGTACAGTCGCTCGCATTATGTCTACGTGGCTTCCTGGATTTGTGGGGGATATTAAACGTAATAACATCGTTGTAATATTCATCAACCAATATCGCGACAAAATTGGCGTAATGTTTGGTGACCCTCGCACAACTCCGGGAGGGAAAGCATTAGGGTTTTATTCTTCCCAGCGTCTGGATATTGCCCGTGCAGGTGCGGCAGGCGACAAGGGGGAAGAGTTTGCTAATCACGTTAAAGTTAAAGTGACGAAAAACAAGGTCGCCCCACCGTTCCGAAAAGCTGAATTTGATATACGTTTTGGCGAGGGTATTGATAAGGCATTGGATATCCTTAATCTGGCGGTTGAAAAAGGCGTAGTGGAAAAGGCAGGCTCGTTCTTTAAGTATGGGGGTAAAACCCTAGCACAAGGCGCAGAGAAAACTCGTGATGTGATAGCTGAGGACGAAGACCTTATGGCACGCATTGAAGAAGAAATTATGCAAAATATTTAGTTTATGGAATTGAAGTATTTGCGTCTGCAGAATTTTTTGTCATTCAAGGATATGCAACACACATTTTTGAATGAGCCTGTTTTAATTAAAGGGAAGAACCTTACTGAGACGGAAAGCCAAGAAACCAACGGTGCAGGAAAGAGTACAATGGAAGCGGGGATTGCATTTGCAATTCTCGCCACTTCTTTGCGCAAACAAACCTTAGATAAAGACTTGATATATTGGGGTGCGGATGAAGCGCATATATGGCTTGACATCTATTGTCCTATTCGCAAACAGACCCTAAATATTCATCGCACGTTGCGTACAAAGGGGTCACAACTGTTGGAATTGACTTTGAACGAGGAAGAGGGTAGTGTGCATTTTGCCACTGTATCAGATGGCAACAACTACATTCTTAATTGGATAGGTATATCAGCAGTGGATTTGAAGAATTACTACTTGATTAACAAGGAGAATTTTAAATCGTTTGTTTCAAGTAGTAATACTGAACGTTTGGCGTTGATAAGCCGTTTTATTAAAGCTGAACAGTTGGACACGGCTGATGATGTTATAAAAGCTAAGAATAAACCACTTGAGGCACAGGCTAAAGAGGCAGCGTTTAAGGTCGCGACGATAGAGGGTGAATTAAGCGTCTATACGCAACAATTAGAGGCTGAGGCGGAGCGTAACTTGGAACAAGAGCGCAACGACAAATTAGAGGCTTTAAATATGCGTATGGATGGTGTGATTGCCCGCTATGATAAAGCGGAGCAAATAAAACAGAATGCGACATTGGCTATAAAGTTGGCAGAAGATAACATTGCTAAAGAGAAACATAAACTTCAGGATTTTGAAAAGGCATTAGCCGAACTCAACAAGCAAGATTTTACAGCCCGTTATAAAAGCATTCAGGAAGCCCGTGCCACCGCTGACAGCAAAGTAGACGCAGAACGCCAACAGTTAACAGATACGAAGAAAAATGTACAGAGTTTAAGCCTTTCTATTCAACGTTTGTCAGGCATTTTGCAAGGGACGATAAAGTGCCCCAAATGTCAGCACGAGTTTGCTATTGCTGACCCCGATTTGGATTTGCAGGGGGTACGCAAGAAATTGGAGTTGGAAACTTCCAAACGAACTTCCACGGAGCAACAGGTGGCATTACTGCAAAAACGGCTTGAAACGCTAGCCACCCAATTGAAAACGTTTGATGAAGAAACTGGACAGGTACGTGAGGAAGAGCGTGAACATTTGAAATCTGTGAGAGCTTTGCAGTCCCAAGTATTTGAAGTCCAAGACACTATTAAAAGACACGAACAATTGATTAAAAGCAATCAACGTGACATTGAGCAAATGGACGTGGAACTTGAAAGCTGCAATTCCCAAAGTGAAAAATTACTTGAGGAAATTGAAAAGGTTGAAAAAGAAGAGTTAGAAACCCGTGAAGCCGAGTTAAAAGGCATTATAGCTTTAACCGAAAAAAAGTTGCAAAAAGCTCAAAAAGAACGTGACAAATACGAAGCCGAAGTATCTAACAATGTGCAATGGGGGCTGAGAATGAAAGAATTTAAGATGTCCCTAGCGTGCGAACAGTTGCGCATCATTCAAAATTTTGCTAATTTGGCTCTCCAAAAACAAAGGTCAGATTTACGTTTAAGTATTGACGGTTTTAAACGTAACGCCAACGGTAAAGTAAAAGAAGAGATTACTGTTACAGTCATTAACAGTGAGGGCGAGTATAAACCATTTTGGTCTTTCAGTGGCGGTGAGCGTGCCCGTATAGAGGTTGCACTTATACAGGCTTTCCAGGAAATGATAAACGGAACGAATGAGTGGGGTGGTTTGCATTTCCTAATGATTGATGAAGTATTGGAAGGGACAGACCCGTTGGGATTGGCTTTGTTGCTAGAAAGTTTGAACGATGTTGGACATCCGGTGTATATAATAAGTCACGTGATGAATATACGTGCCGGAGTCCGCACATTAACAGTCGTAAAAGAAAATGGCGAAAGTTACATTGAGTAAAGAAATAGATTGGACAGCAATTGGAATTGACCCCGGAAAAGAGGGGTTTATTACAGTAATGCGACGGGGTTTTATACACAGTTACCCTGTTCCAAAAGTAAAGGATGTTATTGATGAGGAAGGATTGGCAGCGTTGGTTTTAGAAATCGCTGAACAGTGTGACCCTCAATACACTCACATAGCGATAGAGGACGTACACGCTTTGCACGGTTCATCAGCGCAGGGGACATTCAACTTTGGTGGGATAACATGGGCTCTCCGTATGGCGTTTATTGTGTGCGGGCTACCTGTTCATCGGGTAGCCCCTAAAAAGTGGCAAAAAGAGATGCACGAGGGAGTTAAACCGTGCGCAGATAAGAAACAGATGTCTATATTAGCGGCTAAACGGTTGTTCCCTAATTACAATCTTTTACGGACGCCAAACTGCAAGAAGCCTGATGACAATCTTGTGGACAGTTTGTTGATTGCTGAATATTGTAGGAGAAATTATTTATGAAATACGTATTGGTTTGCCCGAATACGGGCTGCATAGAGCATAATAAGCCTGTGGATGCGGGTACTTATTGCATGAAGTATGACAAAGCAACCAAACAGATGAAACCCGAATTTAAGGGGGAAATTCAGCGGTGTGTGGTTTGTGGTGAAGAATTACAGTTTACCGAAGCCCCAAGCGTTATTCCGGAATTTAGTGTAGGCACGTTCAAAGGATTGCCGGATGACAAGAAGAAAGAAGTGCTGCATAAACGTTTCCAAAAGGGGATGACTAAGGGTGGTAATGATGAGAACGAATTAAGAAAAAGAGGTGCGGTTAAAAAATTAATTGGATATGATGACTAGTGAACAAATTAAAATGATGCTGGACGGTGTTAAAGGTCTGGCGATGAATTGTGAAGTTAACGTTTTGGTACTGAAAGTACTGGATGAGTACCGTGTTTATTTGGCTCCTGAAGTGCGCCTAAAGACACGTGAGTGCCGTTATAACGAAGTACGGGATGCTCAAGATATTACCGTATTGGTGAAGAACGTGGGGGTGAACTTTGCGCTTGGTATGACGCATCAGACATTAATGGAAAAGGCACAGTCCATTCACAAGGAAAGTTTCAAGTTCGGTACGGATGATTATATGTGGTTTACAAAAGTGGATTTAAACCGTGGTTAAGAAGAAAAGTGCAAATGTTTGCTGAGGATTTCTTTGGAATGTCATTTTAAGTTGCTACATTTGTGCAGTTAATTAACAACATCATGGAAAATTTAACAGATATCTTTTTAAAATCCAGAGGGCACAAATATTTACGCAAAGTGCCGAACGGTAAAGGCGGTTATCGTTACATATACGAAGAACCGAGCCTGAAAACTACTTCGGTAGTCACACGTGAACAAAAGTACAAACAGAACGGGTGGGATTACAATACCCCATCAACGGTTGAGTACGCAAACGACCCACAGCGTAAACGGGTGCATCGTAAAACAGTTGCCGAGTACATTAAACGTTCAAGCCGACAGGGTGAAACGCCTCGTGCGGTGTTTACATTAGGCGGTTCGGGTGCGGGTAAAAGTACCGTTCTTAGAATGTTAGGTGAGCAAGACCCGTCCTTTAACAAAATTGTTACTGTTGATAGTGACGATATTAAGACAAAAACGTTTAAGGAAGATTTTGACGCTTACAACAAACAAAAGAAGATGAGTGCCGCAGGGCGTTTGCATGAAGAGAGTAGCGAATTGGCTGATAAAATTGTTGACGGTATATTAAGCGTAAATAATGACTACTTAAAGGATGGTACGATGAAAACGTATGCTTCTGCCGCAGCGGAAATTGAAAAAGCTAAGAAGAAAGGCTACCGGACTGATGTAGTAGGTGTGACAATTTCGG